ACAGCGCCTTGAGTTGGTTGACCGCGTTATTGACCGTGGAGGTGATGCCCTGGCCGATGACGGTGCCCAGCGCGGCAAAGCCGCCGGTCAGCGCACCCAGGCCCAGGGCGCTTGTCAGATTGCGCCCAAAGCCGGAAATTTGCTGCTGGGCCGTCTGCAGGGAGCGGGTCAGGCCGGTGGTATCGCCCCGAATATAGGCGTACAGGCTGGCGACTTCGGTGGTCATAGATGTCTCTGCAGATCGTTCATGGCCTTGTCCTTGCCATCCAGGACGCCGATCAGGGCGGCCAGGTCGGCTTCAGGAAGGCTGTCCAGGTAATCGAGCGTCCAGTGCATGCGCTCGGCCAGGATGATGCGCTGGACGGACCACTCTACCGGGCTTCCAAAGCGGAGGCTCAGGTAGGTGGCCCGCCCCAGTTTTTTGCATCTTCGGCCAGCTTCTGCAGCTTGAGCACGATCACCTGATTGACCGCCCGGATCGCCAGCGGAAGTTCCTCGAAGGCGTCCAGGGCTTCCCAGGCTTCCCGTTTCTGCGGGTCGCCGGAGAATTCCCAGGCCGTGATCGCCCCCACGTAGGGCAACACCTGCTCGTCGAAGGGCTTGTCGCCCAGGAACTCGTCGGCCCGCACCTGTTTCTGCAAGGCGTGAAACTGCTTTGCCGGGAAATTGTCCCGCACTGTGAACGTGCGTCCAGCCACGACTTGTTCTGGCATCGGCATCACCACGTCGAATCCGTGCGGTCGGCCGTGGGCCGCCACTCAAGATTCCAGATCTGCAGGTTGTCGTAGGGCGTGTCCAGCTCGCTCTTGGTGATGAACGCCGGCTGCACATGCTTCGGTGCGCCGGAGGCCGTGCCGGCCTCGCCCCAGGTCAGGGTGCCATCGGCGCCGGCATCCAGCTGCTCCCACAGTGCGGTGCCGCCGTCATGCAGGAACGACGCCGAAATGTTGCCGTCCTTGAGGGTCTTGATATAGGTGCGCCGGGCGTCCGCGCCGGCCGACTTGTCGACCGCATCGATGTTGTCCGAGTGCCGCCAGGTGCGGAAATCGGTCGAGATCGTCACTGTGCCGGCCGTGCACTTCCACGAAATGTAGGCATTTGAGCCAACTAACTCAGCCATTTATCTGCTCCTTGCCAGCCACAGGCGATACAACGCCCCGCGCTGGTACACAAACTCGCCGCCGCCGCCGGCAGCCTCAATGTAGACCGGGGGGATCCCCGAAGTCCGCCGCAGCCAGATGTTGACGAAGCCCGTTACGGTCAGGGGCTTGTCGTCCAGCAGCGCATCCACGGCCTCGGCGATCTGCGCCGCGGCCAGGTCGGTGGCCGCCAGCCCCTTGACCGTGATCAGCTCGTTCTCGCGCCGCCGCGGGTCGACCGTCTCGGTCTGGTCGCTCGACGAGAAGAACACCACGTAGGGCAGCACCGCCCCCTGCGGAGCCTGGATGTGGTACACCGCCGTGGCCGCCGACAAGAGCGCGGTCAGCGCCGCCCCGCCGGTCAGGCGCGTGTAAAGCGCCGTCTGGGTGGCGATGTTCACTTGGCGATCGACTCCAACTCGCGCACCAGGCCGCGGCCCGCCTCTTCGATGCTGCGCACGAAAAAGGGCCGCGGCGCCAGGTTGATCGTCCCGAACTCCAGATGCGGAGCGTACTCCGCACCGGCATACACCAGCCAGGTGCCCTGCTGCACGCGCTTGGCGCGCAGTGAATTCTTCAGCAGGCCCGTGTCGACGGCTGGCGCCTCCCCGGGCGCAGACGCCTGGTGCGAATCGATGACCAGGCCTGTTTTCGGCTCGTCCATGTGCAGGGCCATCGTGCGCACCGCATCTTCCGCAATCTTGCCGACCGCCCGGTCAGTTTGTTGCGGGATGCGGAACAGCAACTGCTGCAGTCTGCGCGTATCCAGCTTCACCTCGACCGTTATGTCGCTCATGCTCGATGTCCGCCTCTACCCGCGCCAGGAACGGCCGCCAGTAGTTGTTGATGCAGTTGTCCCAGTCATAGTTTTCGGCGATGTGGGCCACGCCCTCAGCCGCCATGTCGGCCCGGAACTCCGGTCGCCATTTCTGGATCTCATAGAGCGCCCAGGCGATTGCGTCCGGGTCCGGCAGCGCGATCCAGCTGTCCATCGGCGTCCACCACTTCTGGGCCGGCGCCGTGGCGATGCCGTTGATAGTCAGCTCCGGCATCGACGTGGCATCGGTCGTAATGACCGGACAGCCGCAGGCCTGCGCCTCGATGATCGGGATGCCAAAGCCCTCGCTCATCGAAGCCGCCAACAGCACGTCCGCAGCCTGGTAGACCGTCGCCATGTAGGTATCGGGCAGCCCAAGCGCCTGGTATGCGTACTGGTCGACGAAGCGCACCGCCTCTTGGGGGATGTCGCACGCCGCCAGCAACTTGAGCATATCCACGCCGGCCCGCCCGCCCATGATCTCCGTGTGCAGGTACAGCAGCGCCTTGGGATGCTTGCGCCGAAACGCCGCAAATGCCTGCAGGTTCTGCGGAAACGCCTTACGGCTCGGATAGTCCTTGTTGGCCGCCACCATCGCCACGACGATGGCGTCCTCCGGGAAGTCGAGCCGCTGGCGGGCCGCCAGCTTGTCGCCCGGCTTGAACACGGTGGTGTCTACGCCGTGCGGGATATAGTGGACGTTGTCGATGCCCGCCGCCAGGCTCTCGGTCAGACCGAACCGCGAATACACGACCGGATAGTCACACTTCTTGGCCCGCACGGTGACCGCCTCCGGGCATGGACTATGATCGACCGGATACCAGGCTGCCCAGCGGGCCGGCCGGCAGCGTTCGCCGTAGTCCTCTGGCAACGGCCAGATGTCCTGCAGGGAGATCACCAGGTCGGCCTTGAAGTGAGCGACGTGCTCGCCGATCACCTCAGAACCAAAGTGGTCGCCCAGGCCCGGGTACAGCCGAATGTCGCCGGCCATGATCGACGCGCCCTGCAGGCCGTACCATGCGAACTGCGCCACCTCGTAGCCCAGGGCTTTGAAGCGCGGCAGCAGATAGCGAGCCTGTACTCCGTATCCTGTGTGGACCTTCCACTGACTCTCGCCCCCGGTCGCCCGGAGGCGAGAGTCAGTGCGCCCATATGGCATTACTGGACCAAAGAATGCGCATGGACGCTCAAGCTCCTTTCTGTGCTTGACTATTTCAGCACGTTGCATTAGTATAGATATACAAGCACATACCCAGGAGCACAAATGCCCAAGGGCGAGACGAACCGCAAGCTGTCCGACGAACAGCGCCGAGATATCGAGCGCCTGTACCAGACGCGCAAGCCCGATGGAACGTGGCCGAGCGCCGCCGAGATTGCCGACCTGTACGGGGTCACGGCAAACTGCGTGATCTATCATCTCAAGCGGGCCGGCATTGCGCTGCGCTCTGCGAGCGATTCCCATTTTGGGAAGACCTGCAAGCCCATCAAGAACTTGCCGCAAGGCGCTCCGCCCGCGTGCAAGTGCGGCTGCGGACTGCCCACCGAATGGGACCAGCATGCGAACCGCTGGGAGGCTTACTACCCGGGCCACTATCGCAAAGACGCGCCCTACAAGCACCTGAAATTCTGGAAGCACCAGTACATCATCAAAGGCCGCACGCTGCCCGACCTTGCCGCGTACTGCGGTGTTGATCGAGGAACGCTTGTCAAAGCAGCCCGCAAGCTCGGCATTCCCCTGCGCTCGCAAGGTGAATCGCTGGCCCGCAGCGGTGCGGTTGCCGGCGCCAACAATCCGGCCTGGAAGGGTGGCGTCGCCAAGTGGCCTTACGCACCGGACTGGAAGCGTATCGCGCGCCGCATCCGTAAACGCGACAACTACACCTGCCAGATTTGCGGGAAGGAATTTCCCAAATCCAGCAAGCTGCTGCACGTTCATCACATCGACGGCGACAAAACTCACAACGACGACTCCAATCTTGTGACGGTCTGTGCCACCTGCCACCCGAAAGGCAAGGCTAAGGAAACCCCGGCATTCTTCGGCAAGTAGCTCATATCACCTCAACACAGATGGCGCGCCGGCTCAGCTCCCAGGATCGGCCCACCGGCAAGGCCTTGATCGTAAAGGTGCGTCCAGATACGAGCAGGCGGTCGTCCACCTCCACCGCCGCGTCGTGCGTCAGGGTAATTACCCAGTCGCCCACGCTGGCCCATCGGGAGCCCAGCACCCGCTCCAGGGCGCCCATCGGCGAGAGCCGGCAGGCGTAGGTTGTCACGGTCGCCCAGGCCCGGCTGCGCCCGCCCATGCCGTCAGCCGTTTCGGTGACGGTCTGGTGGGTCGCCGTACTCGGCAAGCTGTCGTCGATCGTGCCCCGCATGCCGGTTATTTCGGCGTCCGTGAGCAGCGTCATGGGCAGATGTCCGTGCGAGTCAGGGCGCTGGGGGCAAAGCTCATCGGCTTGGCCAGGCCATCGTAGTGGTTGGCCATCAGCTCGCAGTGCTTAAACCACTGCGAGCGCGAGAAGGATTGGCCGTCGGTCGAGAAGTCGAAGTAGCTCGCCTTGGTCGCCATCAACTCGCGCCAGCCGATGGCCGCCGCCGCCGCCACGTCATAGGACCGGCCATCCAGATAGCGGGTCGAGCCGGCCTGGTCATACGTGAAGGTGAGCAGGCCGCGCTGGTAATCGACCGTGTAGGCCGATGATACGGACGTGCCGGTCGAGTCGTACAGACGCCACACCAGCGTGCCGGAGGCCGTCCCCTCAAGGTCGGTGTACCGGCACTTATAGATGCGGTAGTCAACGACGTTGGGAGCGATCTGGCGCCGCTGGATCTCCAGCGGTTCCTGGTAGAAATCCACCCGCACGAGATCCAGAATATCCTGGGCCTCCTGGGTAGTCCAGACATTGCCGTCCGCGTCGTTGACCATCCGCCGCCAGCGGGTGATCAGCGCATCCATACCAGCCCGCACAGCCATAGCTTAACCTCGTCAGGCGCCCACACCCAGCACGTAATCGAGCTGGATGTTCATCACCCCGAAGGTGCCGGTGCCGGTCTCATCGTAGGATGCGGTCACCACGTCACCCGCGGCCAGCGTGCCATCGGAGATGGTGAACGCTTTAGGGGTCAGCCCGACCCAGCCCGGAGTGCCGCCGACAGCCGCGGCCAGGACCGTGGTGCCCGCGCCGGTGGCGCCACCGTTGAGCAGCGCAACCGAGAAGTAGTTATCCGTGCCCGCGGCCACGGTGTCGGCGATCACGGCGCAGGCGCCCACGATCTCGCAGGCGACCGGGGCCTTAAACACCGGATAAACTTGATCGGCAGCCGGATCGTAGTCCAGAGTGACGACGACCGAGTGAATGGTCTTAGAACCGAACATGGTCATGCTCCTTACGCCGGCTCAGTGGCGTCGCAGGTGTACTTGACGCCCCAGGTCGGCCGCGGGCCGAGGCCGTAGGCATAGCCGGCGACGATGTTGCCTTCCCAGGCGCGCAGGGAGGCGTCGCGTTCCCATTCCACGCCGGGCGTCTTGCGCGAGTCGAAGGCGATCGCCTGGGCGTTGAACACGCCGTTGACCACGTCATCATTCGCGTCCTCGGCGATGTTGGCCGAAACGTACCAGCGGGACAGCAGCCACTCGCCGACAAAGTAGTCGTTGAGCGCCTGGTTAGCCACGTCGCCCAGGAGCACCTTCTGCGAGGCCGGCTGGCCCAGCTCGACCCAGACGTCGTGCCAGGCGTAAGGGTGTACCACGATGGAAATGGGGTTGGGCGTGAGGTTGTTGCGCAGCACTGCGATGGCCGTGGCGAACTTAGCGATCGTGGCTGCCGCGCCGGCGCCCGGTCCCTTGTCAGTTGCGAAGGATGCGAAAACGCCAACCAAATCGGTGTCGATCTTGGTGGCCACAGCCCCGCCCATTTCACGGGCCGCCTGGCTGCGTGCGTCGTCGGGATCGGTCTCGATGTCCCGGTCGGTAATGACCACCTGGGCCATCACCTCGCCGGGCGTGAGCGAACCGATCTCGGTCACCCCGAACGTGGTCGGGTTAGCGTAGTCCACGTTCTCGGCCACGGATTGCGCCGTGATCTGGGGGCGGGTCTTGAAGTAGCGCGACATCCAGCCCCGGGCCGAATACGTCTTGACCAGGTTGGTCATGAGATTCGTTTCCCGGGCCACGAAGATCGCGTCTTCGTAGATCTGATTGAACAGCGAGTTTAACGCTGAGGTGGTAGTAACAGCCATGAGGCTACTCCTCGGTCTTGGTGCTTATTGAGCTGCCCCGCCCATCC